AAGGATAATGTTAAAGAAAAGCAGGAAGTTGGATTAGAGATTAAAACGATGATGGGAAGTCTTTTATTTAAATCAAGTAAGACTACTATGAAAGAAGCTGTCCAAGAAGCTGTTAGTAAGTATGTAAATCTTAAGGATGCAAATCTTGAGTATGCAAATCTTGGGGGTGCAAATCTTAAGGGTGCAAATCTTAAGGATGCAAATCTTGAGTATGCAAATCTTAAGGATGCAAATCTTAAGGGTGCAAATCTTGAGGGTGCAAATCTTGGGGGTGCAAATCTTAAGGGTGCAAATCTTAAGTATGTAAATCTTGAGTATGCAAATCTTAAGGGTGCAAATCTTGAGGGTGCAAATACAAAATATTGTAAAGTAAACTTTTCACCACGTGAATATGAACAGGCAAAGCAATTTATTGAAGGGTTGAAAGAATAATATGTTAAAACAACTTAGAGAAAACGTTTGGATTGGTGACGAACATGCTTATAAAAACATTGAGCAATTAAAGACTATCCAAATACCAGGTATTAGCAGTGTTTTAATCGTTGCTGATGATCTACCCAACTTTAGTAATGATGCTGACTTAGAGCCTAGATTCTTTAAAATGGGTCTTAGAGCTAACAGACAGAACCCACCTTATATCAAGGATGCGGTTTGTCACACTGCCTTACAGATGGTAAACAACGGTGAAATTATCCTTATCCAGTCAAAGACCGGTTTGGGTAGAGCTGCTTTTGTAGCATGTAGAGTTGTTTGTGAGATTGAAAAACGTAGTATCTATGAGATATTACAAGAACTAAAAGAAGGGCTGCCAGAGTTAAACATTGGGGAAGCTTACTTTTAATTATGAAAAAATACATCTACACTGCTTTAGCTTGGAGCTTAATAATACTAATTACTTATTTCTTGGTCTATCTATTTTACTTTGCTGATTGCTATGTTGTAAAAGAATATTATTATTTAACCCAAACCCCTGGAAGGTGCCTTTAATGACAATTACAGAAAGACTATTAAAACTAGACCCTAAATTTTCAAGGCACAATGAGGGCGCTTGGGATAAACCATTTAATAAAAACAAAGAAGGATTTTCATCATTTAATGATGCTGGTATCGAGTGTGAAACAGGAGAGTTTCTCTATTCATTAGTAAGACTTCTAAAACCTACCCACATACTTGAAACTGGTACTCATTGGGGCGTTGGTGCTTCATATATGGGCCTAGCTCTTCAGGACAATAATAGTGGCCAATTAGATACTATCGAGTTTTCACCAGAAAATCACCATGAGGCTATGCTTAGAATGATGAGATTAAAGATGTTGAGCGAGGTAACTTGCCACTTGGGTGATGTTGCTAAATTTAAACCAAATAAGCAATATGATTTAATCCTGCTGGACACTGAGCCAAACATACGTTTTGGGGAATTAATTCAATTTTTCCCTAACTTAAACCCTGGTGGATTCTTATTTATCCATGACCTTCATAGAGGAATGTCCCAAGGAAATATTAATACAGATTGGCCAGATAAACCAAGTTGGCCTTTTGGTGACTTACCCGATACTATCAAAACATGGATCAAAGAAAAGAAACTAATGAAATTTCACTTTACAACACCTCGTGGATTGGTTGGTTTTTACAAACCTCATCCGGACGATTTCGAGTTATAAAGGGTTACTCAACTGTTTATTGTCCACAGCATCCATTTTGTGCTAAATCAAAGATGGTTGCAGTTCACAGATTAATAGTTGAAAACAATATTAATAGGTATTTACTGAAAGATGAGCAAGTACACCATAAAAATAGAAATAAATTAGACAATAGAATAGATAATTTGGAGGTATTAACAATAAATAAACATAGAAGATTACACGCAACTGAGGATTCGCCTAACCGAGGCCAAAGAAAACATGAATACAATTTAAAAATGATTGTTAGTCTTAGAAAAGATGATAAATATGCAAATGAAATATCTGAGATCACAGGAATACCTAGAAGAACTATTCAGAGATATTTAAAACAAGTTGGCCTAGGAGGTCATAAATTAAAAGTTGAAAGAAGAAAACGCAATAAATTAGGAAGGTTTATATAAATGGTAAAAAACACAAAAAGAAAAACTAGAGCCGCTATTCTACCCCTTCCTGGGGATCCTTTTTTATTCACTTACTGGCTCAAGATGTTTGATGAAGTATGGGGAAAAGATGTTGATAAGCTGTATGTCTACCTCAATAGTTCAGTAGAAAAAGAGGTTGTGGATTATATTCGAGACTTATGCAATGCCCGTCCTAAGATTAACTTTCAATATAACGATAAACAAATAGAGCATGGCGATGCTATTAATAGGGCTTTGGATATTGTTGAAGAGGAACTGGTCATGCTTATCGAAGATGATGGCTTTATTTTCAAACCTGGCATTGTTGATCATTGCTTTACTATATTGGAAAGTGGTCAAGCTGAAATTGTTGGGAGTAAGAGGAGATCTTGCTCAAACGAGATATTTGATGCAGCTAAGAAAAAATTTGATTTAGACTATTCTGGACTTGGTGACCAAGGGCCTAACTTCTGGCCAAACTTCTTTTTTTGCAGCCGGCAACTATTATTAAGCACTGATCGTCACTTCGGCGCTCGAGCCTGGTCTAAATTTGAAAAAATTGAAGCACTAGATTACGAAGTTGAGGGACTAGAAGGCATGGTGGTTGCCGGTGATACATTTGTTAATACTAGCCTACAGCTTAGAAATATGGTTCCTGAGAAGTATATTCACTATGTGAATCAATACCACGCTCACCCATCTGACTTAGATCATGCTTTAAAGAATATGTGGTTATTTGATGGCGTAGCCCCTTGGGTACACATCGGATCATTATCTAGTGGTATAGGTGGACTCCTTAAAGACGATGAAAACAGGGTTTTAGCTAGAAGATCTATAGATCCACCAGCCGGAGAGACAATACTTGGAAATAGGCCCAATACTGCTATGGAAGAGGATGAATATGAGAGAAGAGTACAAATTTGGCATAGAGCTTGGTCATATTGTTTACCACTGATTGATAGTGAAGATAAAATCAAGGAATTTCATATCTTATACGGTATAGCTATAGATAGAGTTGTTAAAGACTTCGGCCTTAGCTGGAAACAAATTAATCAACGTCAATTGGCTTATGAGAGTAGATTGGGACTATGAAAAGAGCAACGGTCTATTTTAAAGGTGGAAGTAAATTTCAGGAAGAAGTCGCAATGCTATCATTAAAGGCATTATTAGAATCTTGGGAAGATTATTACAAAAACGCTCATAAAAAAAACATAATAGAAATAAAACTTGAAACTACTAAACCTATTGATAAATAAATATGAAAATACGACCCGATGTAATAGTGACATGGCCAAAGAATAACGACTACCCTCTTTGGCGTAAATTCATAACAGATAATAGATCTCGCTTTAACGAGGTCTTTATTGTATTCATGGAAACTAACCAAGGTGATGATTATCGCTCTTTTGTTAAAGCAGCAATGGGCGAGGATTTATTCACATTCATTGAAAGCCCAAAAATCAACTCAGGTGAGGACTGGCGCAATGTGGCAGTTTGTGAAGCGCTCAAACATTCAAAGGCTGAATGGGTTTGGTTTACTGAGCAAGATTTCTTTGTTATCAATGATATCTTTTGGACTGACATCGATGAGGCCTTAGATTATGATGCTAGTGTAATTGGAGTTTTAGAAGGTGATCGAATCCACCCATGCAGTTTATTTGTACCCCGCCACTTAATAAATAGTACCCATTTTGACTTTGGTGCAAAGGCTGGTGTTTATGATCACTTTGCTAGGTTCACCAATGACTTAGTTAATATGAATGCCAAAATGATAATGATCAGCGATGATTTGTTTAAGCATTACAATGGCTTATCTCATAACTGGACTTTGGCCTCACAGTTACAACTTCCAAATTACCAGCCTGATCAATTTTTAGACTACTTACTTATGTGCCTTAACAATGAGATCGAGCTTGATACTAGGTTTAAGAGAATTGCCGACAGGACTATATCCAAATTAATGCCTGGTAACAAGTAAAGTGTTAAGTGGTATTTAACATAGATTGTACATATAATACCCGAAACAGAGTCCCCCACCGATAAAATAGACCGAGAGGGGCTAAAAACACGAAACATACACGAAAACAGGAAAAAAGTTATTCCGTCTCGGGTAAAAATACATATAGTAATTAAACTATAAGCCTCTCCCCCACTCTACCGAGAGGGGCAAAAGAGGGCAAAAAGTGCAAAAAGAGGGGTATCCAGGCGAGAGAGTAGAGGACACCAATAGTAAAACCAATAGTAAAACCAATAGTAATAACTAATAAGTAATCGAACACAAATTATGTACAACGTCTTTTCAGATTTTCACCACTCAAGTTTATTAAATTCTTTAATTTTTTTATTTGAAAAGAGACTCGGCGGGAATGTTTACAGACCTATTGGAACTGAATGGGCTGAGCAAGGCTTCTGGAAGGTTTTCGACCACCCGGCAACTATCCAACAATTCTTGGGTATTGGTGGATCTACTCCGGATGGGTCTGCTGGACTTAATGATATTGCTTTTAGTCAGATAACTCATCCAAATCCAAAGTTCCCAAATAAGTTAATAATTAATGGCCTTCATCACTGTAAAGATATAGAGAACGGCAAAACAAATAAGGCTATTACCCTTGATGCTTTTATGGATTTAAACATTGACATTATCATTGCCTCTATCCCCCAGCATATTGACCCGTTTCGTAAGCTTGCGAATCAGCACCCTAACAAACCTAAGCTTCTCTATCAGATAGGTAATTCATGGAATATAAGCAATGAAGATGCTCAGTTAGTGGATGGCATATTGTCATCAGCTAAGTTAAATCAGACCGTGCCAGTTCCCCACATTGAATATCACCAAGAGTTTGATTTAAATGTTTTTCAACCAATTGAAGTAGTAGAAGAGTCTGGGGATGATATAAAGGACCCTCTCAATATCTTCTCATTTGTTAATTGTTTCAACATAGATAATCTCTTTGGATTTGATTGGGCTATATTCCAAGAGATTGAAAAACTAATGCCTGAATGGACAATGAGGAGTTTCGGGGGTCAATGTAGAGATGGGGCAGCTCATGGATCAGAAGAGTTAGCAACCTATATGAGGGGGGCAAAATTCATTTGGCATACTAAGGCCGGTGGGGATGGTTATGGCCATGTTCTACATAATAGCGCCGCAGTGGGTAGGCCCTTAATCATTAGAAAGCAATATTATCAAGGTAAGATGGGTGAGGCTCTAATTAAGGACGGGGAGACAGCAATTGTCATTGATGGCCTCAGTCCACAGCAAATCGTTGATAAAATTCTATATTATTCAGAGCCAGAGCGGTATCGAACCATGTGCCAGAATGTGAGAGATAACTTTAAGAGAGTAGTCGACTTTGATAAAGAATTTTTGGATATTAAACAATTCCTTGAAAACATTGTATGATTGAAGCATGGCAGAAACACGAAGAAATTATATCACCGCCGCTGAGGTTAACACTTTAGTTGGTGTTACTCCAACAGATCAGCAATTAGATACAGCTGAGGCCCTTATTGATCAATATGCGGGTTTTATTCGCAAATGGTTCAGGAGCAAAGTCGAAGGCCTAGTATCTAGTGCCACGGGCAGCACGTTCTTTTTAATGGCTAAACATCAAAATCTTTACGATCAAAATTATTTTATTGGCATGGAGGTTAAGATTATCGGAGGCACTGGTATCGGCCAGACCCGTAGAATCACCGCAAGTACCAAAGGGGGTGATTTAACAGTTACCGCAGCTTGGACCACTCAGCCAGATGCAACCAGTTTTTATAGAATTACTCAATTTGCTAAGTTCCCAAGGCCAGAGGATGTGAATCACTTCACCGAAGTTTCTCCGGCAGTTATTTATAAAGAGATTCCTGAGGAGGTTAGGGAGGCCGTTGCTGCTCAAGTTGAATTTATAAATGAAATGGGCAATGAGTTCTTTACCAGTGATAAAGCTGACAAGGTTAGTGAGAGCCTTGGAGATTACAGTTATGAAAAAGCCGAAGGTTCTTTCGGAGGAAGTAATACTAATAAATTGATTGCGCCAAGGGCTAAATCACTGCTTAGGGGTATTCGTTGCATATCAGGAGGATACTAGTATGAGTCTTTCCGGTTTACTCAACCAGACAATCACTCCAAAGCCAAAATCATCTTATGATGTTGATGGTCGAATTGTTACCACTACAGGTACAGATATAAAGGCTAGGGTCCAACTAAAGCAAAAAAGGCGAATGTTACCCAATGGCAGTGTTATCGTTACTGATGGTTTGGCATACCTTCCGGCCTCATCTACTCTAAAAGAGGGTGATAATTTTCTCTTTGACTCTACTGAGTATCGAATTTTCAAGTCCTACAAGGTCCCAGGGGCAAACGGCTCTACTAATCACGTTCAAATCGAGTTTATTAAAACTAAGACTAGTTAATATGTTTGAGGTAAAATTTGATACAACCAGCTTTGATAAAAAAGTTGCTAATTATGTAAGCTCGATAACTAGATTGTCAAAAAAGTCATTACTTGATATAGGTAATGAAATTCTTAGATTAAGTGAAAAAGAGGTGCCTCACGACAAAGGATTACTTCAAAGCTCAAATGTGGCGGTTCAGGGCAATGATGAGGTGGTAGTTGGTTATAATAAGAAATACGCAGCCAGATTGCATGAACATCCTGAATACAACTTTCAGAAGGGCAGAAAAGGTAAATATCTTGAGGATCCGATTGTAAATAATATTAAGTTATTTAGAGGGATTATAGGAAAAGCATTGGATATAGTTAAATGAATATAAAAACTGACATACTACAATACTTAGAAGATCAAGGGGTTGGGGTCCAAACCGAAACCTTATTCAGATCTTTTTTACCAGACACATTAGATACTGAGAGTTTTGCCATTAGTGCTTATGAAAGCGCTGGACTAACCCCAGATATCTATATTCCTACTGATCAACCAAGATTTCAAATCATAGTTAAATCTAAGGATTATGACACTGGCAAAAACAAGCTGGCTGAGATCTTCTCAACACTTCATAAAAGAAACTTAAATAGCACTCTAGTATCAGGAGGTACTTTTTTCTATTATATTCACGCTGATAGTAGTGGCGGCAATATTGGTAGGAACGATGCCGGATATGATGAGTTCTCTATCAACTTCACAACTAAAGTAAGACTCTAATGCAATTAATCAAAGGTAAAGAATACAATGAAATCAGATGTGATCATTGTGATAAGTTGATTATTTGGGAATTTATTTTAGCCGGTAGGATGATTTTAGAATGTCCCAGATGTAAGAAGGTAAGCGTTTATAATTTCAAATATTCCCCAACTAATATTAATAGTGATCTTGTAAAAAAAGACTTTCAATTACATAATGGGGGCAGAAAGGAATAACAAACATGTCAGATATCACAAATGTGAAAGTAGGTGTATGCGATGCTTGGTTAAATGGGGTCCACTTAGGCCACACTAAAGGAGGCGTTGAGGTCACTTATGAACCAGAATATCACGATCTTGCAGTCGATAAATTCGGCAACTCGGTCGTTGAAAAGTATCTACTTGGTGAAAAGCTTATGGCCAAAGTGCCTCTAGCTGAATTTACTATTGCTAATCTTGGTATTGCGATCCCTCAGGGTCAATATGCTGGTGCCGCAAATGCAAGACGTACCATTGGTGCGGGTGCAGGTAAAAAAGCCACCGATGATGCTTTAGAGCTGGTTTTACATCCGATTAATGAAGGCACTAGAAAACATGACATTGTATTGCATAAGGCTTTTGTCTTTAATACAGTGAATTTAGCTCATAAAAATGATGAAGAAAAAATCATTGAAATTGAGTTCATGGCGTTACTTGATGAAAGTAAAGCTGATGGAAATTATCTAGGTTTCATTGGGGATAGTACACAATAAAAATTAATGGCAAAGTGCGCTAGTCGCCGCCAAAAAATATGCAAAAACAAATAATCGAAGTCGCCATCAATGGTGCAATTAAAGAAATAGAGATTAAAGAAATCCCTATCATTAAATATCCAGAGATTCTGAAAACTCTAAAAGAATTACCTAAACACTTCAAAGACTTGGATAAAAAAGACAGCTCTGATATTCTCGAACAAATTCCTTACTTACTCAGCGTTGCAGCCCCAGACATTATCAATATTATTACAATAATTCTTGATGGCCAACTTACTAAAAAAGAAGTTGAATCATTGGGCGCTACTCCATTTGTAAAAATAATTAAGTCTTTATTTGAAGTGAATAACTACCAAGAGATTTATAATATATTAAAAAAAGCAATGGCCCAGCTACCTCAAGCCCAACAAAAGGTCTCAGTAGCAACACCAAAAATCAACTAGATTGGATCTTGGGGGCCGTTGATCTATTAGCGAGTGAATACAGCTGGTCCAAGCATGATATTTTAAATGATACCTCTTTGTTTGAGTTACTTTCATTATCCCAAAAAATAAAAAATAGAAAAAATTCTGACTTTAGAATGCAACTTGCTATTGCTCAAAATCCTCACGTTGAAAACCCCGAAAAATTATGGGAGCAATTAGAGATCGATGATGATTATGATTCACCAGAGGTGGAGGAATTTGATAAGGTTGGTTTTGAGATATTAAAGAGAAAACTAGGACAAAACCCACGTTTTAAGATAAAATAGGTTATATGAGTTTTTCGTTAGGGTCAATTGTAGCCCACATTAAAGCAGATATTGGTGACTTCAAATCAAAAATGAATGAGGTTCAAACTGGTATTAAAAAAGCAGATAAAACTTTTAGTGACTTTGGCAAAGGGGTCCAAGCCAACGGTGCAAAGTTAACAGCTTTTGCAACTACTCCAATTGTGGCATTGGGCGTAGGTTTCGTGAAGTTAGCCTCTGATGCTGAGGAAACCAACTCAAAATTTCAAGCAGTTTTCAAAGATGGCGCTGATAATGCCGCTCAACAACTAGACAATATGGCTCAAACTCTGGGCCGATCAAGAACAGAATTAAGAGGCTATGCAGCTACTCTTCAAGATACTTTTGTGCCTCTTGGTTTTGCTAGAGATAAAGCCAGTGAAATGGCAATCAGTGTAGTCGGATTGTCAGAAGATTTAGCATCATTCAATAACTTAAATACAGCTGATGTAGTTAGAGACATCCAAAGTGCATTGGTTGGAAATACTGAGACACTTAGAAAATATGGAGTTGTCGCTTCTCAAGATGCAATTATTCAAGAGGCTTTAACTAGTGGGTTAATAGCCAATAAAAATCAACTTGACCCAACCATCAAAGCCCAAGCAATTTATAATTTAATGGTTAAGGGTACCGCTGATGCTCAAGGAGATGCGGCCAGAACTTCTGAGTCAACTGCCAACCAAATGAAAGCTTTGCAATCTGAATTTAAGGGATTGGGCGAAGAGCTGGGGACTATTTTAATACCTCTCGCTATAAAACTAATTGACAATTTAAGAAAATTAACAACTTGGTTCAGTGATTTAACAGAAGGGCAAAAGAAAACAATATTAATTATTGCCGGCCTAGTTGCCGTGATTGGTCCACTACTTATTGTTTTAGGCACAATGATTGGTTTAGTTACTTCTTTAATAACACTAGCTGGGGTCCTCAATATAGGTCTATTACCTTTGATTGCTACTTTTGCCGGGATTGTATTGGCAATAATTGCGGTTATTGCTATCGGTATTTTATTAATCAATAATTGGGATAAAGTTAAAGCTTTTGGTAAATCACTTGTTGATAGTATCTCAGCAAATTGGACTCACCTCGTTGGTCAACTCAAGCAAACTGGTAGAAATATTTTAGATGCCATCATGTGGCCATTTACTGAGGCGAGAAAGAAAATTGATGAGGCCGTAAACTGGATTAAAGACAAACTTGATTTCACTAAAAGAAATTCACCCTCTATTGTTGATATAGTAGAAAGAGGAGTGGGCAAAGTAAATAATGCTTTGGGAGGCCTTCAATTAGCCGGTGTCGGGGTCCCAAGGGCTTCATTAGCCGGTATAGGCCCAGGATCAGCCGGAGGAGGCATCAGATCTGGTGCGACCAGTATCAATATTGATCTTACTGGGGCAATCATCTCGAGTGATAGGGATGCTATGAGAGTATCTAAACAAATCGGTAATAATATAGTTAAAAACTTACGATCCAATATTAGAGTATAAATTTGATATACTGAAGTTATGAATAATACGAAAGGTCAACATCGCAGATAATGTAACGCTAGACGCAATGACCGGAGGCGATGATATCGGAGCCGATGACATAGCAAGTGTAAAATACCAAAGAATCAAGTTAATTCATGGAGCTGATGGCGTTAATGATGGCGATGTTTCATCTGTTAATGGGTTGCCTGTTAGTTTACTAACCGGAACCAATGCTATTGGTAAATTAGGCGCTAACTCTGGCGTTGATATTGGTGATGTTGATGTCCTTTCATTGCCAGCCGATCCTTTAGGGGCAAATGCTGATGCAGTAGTTACCCCAGGTGGTGCCGGATCTATTTCAGGTAAGTTAAGGCAAATGAGTTCTGATTTAGATGCTGTTAAAACTTCTGTTGAGATTCTTGATAACATTGTTTCTGGCTCTGAGGCCCAAGTTGATGTCGTGGCCCCTTTACCAGCTGGAACTAACGCAATCGGTAAACTAGGTGCAAATAGTGGGGTAGATATCGGGGATGTCGATGTC